GGCTGGCGCCTCAACGGCGGGGGTCTCTTCGACCTTCTCTTCTGCTGGGGCCTCTGGCTCCACAGCATTTGCCGCAGCTTCAGCGGCCTGTCGGGCCTGCCGGGCGGCAATCTCTAGGTCGGTATCCTTGACAACTTCTGCGCCAAGGGCCTCTAGGGCCACAACGTGCGCAGGCTCGTCCTCTGCTGCAGCCTCTTCTGCTGGTGCGTCTACGGCCGGCTCTTCAGCCGGAGCCTCTACTGGCGCCTCTGGGGCGACTTCTGCTGCTGGCACTACGGCCTCTTCAGCAATAATCTCGTTCTCGTTTTCCACGTTCTTTACCTCCAATGGTTCGCCCTGTGGGCGCTGATCTTGCTCGATGCCCGAGGTCAGTACTTCTGCCTCTCCTGGCTCTTCAACTTCATGCGTCTCGACAACAAGGCTGTCAAAAGACTTTGCGGCACGAAGGGTGGACATTTTGTGCCCAACAATTGTGTCCGTTGCCTTGTCATCTTTATAAACGCGAATAAGGACAGCCGGATCGCCTTCCTCTGCGTTAATTGTAAACGAAGAACCAGGCACCTTAACGCTGCCTTCGCGAACAATCTTAGTGATTTTTCCGCGAGCCGTTCCACCGCTAGAGCCCCAGCTGACCATATCGCCAACGCTAAAGTTGCCATGGGCCTTTTGCTCTTCGACAGCAGTGCTGCGAAGGCTCTTAACAGCGTTCTGTAGGTATGAGCGCTGGTTTGCTGGAATACCAACAACTGAGGCTTCCATCAACTTGACGCTATCAATAACGTATGTCTCTTCCCCGGTTGACTTATCAACCTTTTTGCTTACTCTGTCAACTCTTGCGCCAATTGAAAGGCCAAGCTTGACACCACGCTTGATTGCGCGATAGGCACGAATTGCCTCTGGGTTCTCGTCCTCAGAAACAACAGATATATCGACGTCAAGGTCAAAGACCTCTTGGCCATCTTCGTCAATGCGCTTGACAATGCGAGCGTCCTTGACTGAGCCAAACAGGTCATCAGGGACCTGGTACTCGTGGTTGAGCCAAATGGTCATGTTCTGCTTTGCGGTTGCCTCCATGCTCTTTAAAGCAGATAGGGTCATCTCATCTCCGTGGAGGTCCCTAATCGTGGAAGAAGTGGTGCCGGTTACAAAACGGTCGCCGTTATCAGCTTCGTAAGCCTTTAACGCATTTGTATAGATCTTGAAATCAGACATGATTCCCCCTCTAAGGCCGACACAACTTGGCCAGCCGGTAGATAATACACATGCTTTATCCTGTAACACAACGCGCTACAAATCTATACCTTTAGTATCTGCACGCAGTTGTGTGTCTAGTGTCATACCATGCTGGAAACATGATAACATAGCCCCCATGGAAAAATGCATACTTTGCCAGCAGATACGCGAGTCCGGTTCTGAGGTGCAGGATCTGGCATCGGCACTGCTCCGCTTGCAGAGAACGATCCAGCCAATCCTGGAGAGCTACGACCGGCAGCGCAAAGCCCACCATCGATGCGCCCTGTGCACCATCTTGGTTGGAGACTCCCACACGGAAAACACGCTGGTCCTTGAACCTATGGTTCCACGGGCTAAGGGGCAAAAGCGTTACGCGGTTTGTCCAAATTGCCACAAGCACTTAAAGTCACTGCGCATGAGTGTTCCTCAGGCAAGAAAATACCATCAAAGGCTTGACGAGATATTGCAAAAGGAAGAAGAGCTAGAAGAGGCAAGCCTGCCAACCCTGGAGGAAGCCGAGGCGGAGGCCAGAGCCTGGGCACTGGAGTCCTTGACAGAAGATGAATCCTGACATTCAATCAACCGTAGAGGTTGAGTTTGTTGATATTACCTGCGTAGTTCCTGTATGGTGGAGCCCATACATGTCGCAGTACACGGTAACGTATCGCAACGGGAGAAGAGTGGTATCCTGTACAAGAGCAGAGATGCAGGACCACGTAAACAAGCAAATGACGGATTCAATCTTTCGCAGGGCACTGCGGGGCGGGATTCGAGGGAGAGGCTAAATGGCAGATGACAGGTCGCTAATTGACCGAATACTGAATCGAAACCCCACAAGCGTAAAGGCTGGCGGAACAGCAATTGTTCCTGATTACGACATTGGGCCATACGCCCGTGGCGTCGGCACCGTGCAGATGACCCGCAGGAGCGTTCTTCAGCTCCGCAAGTGGTCTCGCAGCAACCCGTGGATTCGCTCGGCGATCAACCTTCGTCGCCAGCAGGTCAGCCGCGCCAAGTGGGACATTGTTACCTACGACGGAGAAGAGCGCGGCACAGTTCGAAAGATTAACCAGGTAAAGGATCTCTTGCGCTCACCAAACCGCCGAATGGATTCTTGGCGTTCATTAATTGAGCCAGTTGTTGAGGATATCCTTGTTCTTGACCAGGGTTGCATTGAAGTAATTCCAACTCGCGGCGGAGCAATTGGGCTAGAAAGCGCAAAGCCCGTAGCAGAGCTTATTGCCAGGAATGGCGGCAACATTGCGTTCAACAACGAGTGGGACGGAGAAGACGACGCTGACGCGCGCTATTTTGAGGTTGATGAAACTGGCCGACAGGTTCGAAAGTTTAAGAACCACGAGCTTTTGGTCATCATTGCAAACCCAGTTACCTATTCCCCAATTGGGCTTTCGCCGCTTGAAGTTTTGGCAGACACCATTGAGGCCGACCTTACGGCTGCCGCCTACAACGCAAAGGCCGTTTCGCAGGCAGCCCCTCCAGGGGTTCTGCATCTTGGCGAAGGAATTCGCGCAGACCAGGTTGATTCGTTTAAGGCGTACTGGGACACCGAGATTTCCGGACGCAGCCAGATTGCCATTACAGGCGGCGGCAAGGGCGTTCAGTGGATTCCCCTTGCGTCCACCAACCGCGACATGCAGTTCATGGAGTGGCAGGTCTACCTTGCCCGAAAGATCTGCGCGGTCTTTGGCGTTCAGCCACAGGACATCGGCATTACCATGGACGTTAACCGAGCAAGCGCCGAGGTTGGCGCGGCATTTACTGCCGACAACGGCATCGCCCCGCTGCTTGATCTTATCGCTGAGTACATGACCCGTGAAATTATCTGGCGCTACGACAAGAATCTTCGTTTTGTGTACACGGAAGTTGGCCGAGAGAGCCAAAGCGCCATGTCTAGCTACTACAAGGCTGCACTCTCAGGAATGCCTTGGCTAAAGCTTAACGAAGCCCTGCAGGAGCGCGGTCACGAAAGCATTGGCGAAATGGGGGACGACATTTTTGTTCCTTCGCCCAAGGGCTATATCCCGCTTTCGCGCTATACGGAATACCTCGACAGTGCGCTTGGGAAGACAGAAGACCCAAACAGCCCAAATGAACCAGACGGCGACGACGCACCACCATCACAGGGCGGCCCAGACAATCCGGGCGAAGAGCCCAATCAGGGCGAAACCATGAACCCGCAACAGCAAACCAGCAAGGCGCTTCTTGGCTTAATGATTGGCATTGAGGCCCTATACGACGAAGACTGGGAGATTCGACCGAAGGTGGCTGAGGCTATTGCCGAAGCCAAGGATTCCGGTCGGCGCATTGCTATCGTTGTTGGCTTTAAGAACGACAAGGAAGAGATTGCCGAGTGGCTTAGCGAGGACAACATTCCTTATGACGATTTGATTATTAATACGTGGCCAGAAGGCACAGAAAACCGATTCCGCCTGTATGCCGCAAGCAAGCTAATGCGAGATGGCGAGCTGGAAATCATTGAGAAGACCGACGAACTGGCTGAGGAGTACAGGAAGATTGGCGCATCGTTTGTTGCGGTAAACATTTCTAACGACCCAATTGAAGCCCAGAAGGAAGGCGCGAGCACAGTCGCCCCAGCTGGAGCCAAGGCAGAAGCTCGCAAGGGATTGAAGTGGCGAGAAGAGTTTGGTCGTGGCGGAATTGGCCCAGGCCAAGCTACCGCGCGAATGATTATTGGCAACCGACTGACTATTGCCCGAATCCGCAAGATGAGCGCCTACTTTGCTCGTCACGAAGTTGACAAGAAGGGCAAGGGCTGGGCTCCTGGCTCCGAAGGATTCCCAAGCAACGGGCGAATCGCTTGGGCGCTATGGGGTGGAGACCCTGGGAGGACGTGGTCGGCAAAGGTATCTCGCCAAAGCAAGGAAAAGAAGTAGCGTGCAGCCACTCTCATTTTCCGACCAGCTTTGGGTCACGGGCGTAGCGAGAAACGTCGGACCGCACCTTGATGCAGTTTTGGCAAACTTTGATCGCCTATCCGAGATGTACCCAGACATTCATTTTAGCCTTTTTGAAAATGACTCTGACGATGACACGCGATCCAAGCTGGAAAGTTGGGTTGCCGAAAAGTACAATGCGCACCTGAACATTCAAGACGGCCTAAGCGAGCGGATTAAGGACAGGGTTGACCGCATTGCCTACGCTCGCAACGTTGCACTTTCTGCCGTAAACTTTTATAAGGCAAAAATGATTCTTAACGTAGACATGGATGAGGTTTTTACTAGGCCCCTAGAAACAAAATCGTTTGTTTCGGCTATGAATACCTTAACGGAGTGCGACGTTGTTACGGCAAACGGCCATGGTGGTTATTACGACATTTACGCACTGCGTATTCCCGAAATCCTGGAGTACGACTGCTGGGATCTTTATTACTGGCTCGTCCGAGAGCAAGGGTGGGAAAAAGAGAAGGCCATATATCATGCAATTGAAAAATGGAAAGATTTTATGCCCACTGTTGAAAAGCCAATGGAGGTATGGTCGGCGTTTAACGCTGCCGCCTTGTACCGAGCCGATGCGTTTGAGGGCTTTGTGAAATACAACACACAAGACCTATTGGGACAGAAGGTTTGCGAGCACGTTGGCATGCACGAACGGATGCGGGTAAACGGCAAGCGCATTGTCTTTGACCCAAACTTCCGCGTATGAGCGATAAGTTTTATCACCCAGCAACATGCTTTTGCCTGCCTTGCCGCGCTCTTCGCCAAGAAGGCGTAGCCAAGCCCGCCAAGAAGGCGGTTCCGGAAGAGGAGCCAGCCAAGAAGCCTAAGAAGAAGAAACGTGGCGCATAAAGACCCCGTCACCCCAGACGTGTATGCGGCCGTTATGTTGCGGGACGAGCGATCCTGCATTGGCCCAGGCATTGGCATGGCTGGAGAGTGCGGTAGCCAGTGGGGGCCGGGAAGGCCTGTTGTCCTAGAGATTGACCATGTGAACAACGCTGGGTTTGGCAAGCGTGGGCCTTCCGTAGAAGAAAATCTTGTGGTATTATGCGGCTACCACCATCGCATCAAGACCGAGACAAGTCGGGTCTGGCGAGCGGCAATTAACGAATACCTACGGGGGCACTATGAATAATTTTGGACGATGGGACGGCAACAAGAGCATGTTTGGCAGGCTTGTGTGCGACATGCCTGAGTGCCTAAATAGGACTGCCGGATCTACGCACAAGACTGCATATTTCAAAGACCTTGGCCCCGTAGTTGAGGTTGGCTCTTCTCGAAAACACATCCGCTGCCTGGTTGCCAAGACCGAAAACGAGGTCGTTACCAAGGCTATCACAGAATCGGTTGACCAAGCCGAATAGGTGTGATACTATCCTTGCAGATAGCACTTTGCTATCAGTATTGGAGGCTTTATGCAGTACGAAGATGCATACATTCAGGGCGCCAGCGCCCTGGCGGAAATTCTCCCAGCTGAGCTCCCGGCTGACCCTGCAACACGGATTGCCGTCCTGCAAGACGCAATTCCTAAAGCCCAGGAAGTCCTTGGCAACAA